ATGCTTTGTCAAGACAGGAGAGCGTAGAAAAAATGGATTCTATGAGAATAGAAGCATTTAAGAAACACGAAAGAAAAAATTCAAAAAAACATTTTTTTATTAAAAAGAATCCTTTGTCTGGAAAACATAAATAATGTGGAGTTTAATATCACTTGCTCTTAAAACAGGAGCAGATGTCTATAAGGACAGAAGAAGATCCAAAGCATTAGAAGCTGCTGCAGAGCGCAGGTACTTTGAGAGAATGGCTTCTGGGGATATTGAATATAAAAAAGCAGTAATGGATAATCAGCAAGCAGGATGGAAAGATGAGCTTGTACTAATTATTATAGTTTTACCAATCGTAATTCTTGCTTGGAGTATTTTTTCAGAAGATCCACAAGCACAAGAAAAGTTAGATATGTTTTTTCATTACTTTAATAATTTTCCAGATTTTTATAAATGGCTTGTAGTTGGTATATTTGGTGCTATTTATGGATTAAAACCTGGAATAGATTTAATTAGGAGTAATAAAAAATAATGAAAAACTTTTTAAAATGCCTATGGTGCAAATGTGAAAAACACTGCGACTGTGGTTTATGGTGTAAAACAATAAACTATCCAATAAAAGTAAAATGGATTTTACTTGCACTTTTAGTTTGGTTATTTATATAAAAAACTATGGACATTGTTGCATTTTGCAATAAATTATATAAAGTAATAGACGAGAAGGTAAATACAATTACAACTATTATACTGGATGAAGGCACCAAAGACTTTGTGCAGTACAAACATTTACAAGGGCAGCGAAAATCGTTGCTTGAATTGAAACAGGAGATTAAAGACCTGCTAAAGAATTATGACCCAGAGGGATAAAATAATATCAGGACCAAATGTAGTTAAACCTGTAAAAGGTTTAATCTTACCGCGAAACATAGCAGAAAAATATATCAAGGAAAAAAAAGCAAAGCATTGGAGTCAAATAAAGGACGGACCTGTTAAAAAAACTTTAACCGAAGCAGAATATCACGCTGATAAAAAATGGCGTGAACAGGAAGCAAAAACAGCAGAAATTAAAAAAGCAATAGAATATGAAAGATTAAAAAACCTGCCTGAAGGATTCGATGTAAGTCAACCTGCTTTAAGCAAAATGCCTACACCGACAGGTTGGAGAATACTGGTTTTACCATTTCAATCAAAGAGCAAGAAAAAAAATATTCATCTACCCGATGAATTTATAGAACGTGAAAGATTAGCTACTGTATGTGCCTATGTATTAAAAGTTGGACCAGATGCTTATGCCGATAAAGAAAAATTTCCGGATGGTCCATATTGTAAGGAAGGTGACTGGATTCTATTTGGTCGCTACGCAGGAGCTAGGTTTAAAATTGAGGGTGGAGAGGTGCGTATATTAAACGATGATGAAATAATCGCGACGATAGGAAATCCAGAAGATATCCTACACGTCTAACATGGAAAACAGAAGGAGGAGAAACCATGCCTAAAACTGAAAAGAAGACAGAAGACAAACAGGGTGAACCTATGGTTGATTTAGATGATAGTGGCCCTGCGGTTGATGTAGAATTACCTCAACCAAAAACTTCTGAAGTTAAAACCAATGATAAAGGAGAAAAAGAGATAGAAGTTGAAGAAAAAAAAGAAGAACCTGTAGTTGCTCCCACTGCAAAAGCAAAAAAGGAGAAAACTGACGAACTCGATGAATATAGTACAAATGTAAAAAAACGTATTGAAAAACTTACGTTTAAACTAAGAGAAGCAGAACGAAGAGAACAAGCAGCCACGGATTATGCGGAAAGCGTTAAAAAATCCCACGGTGAGCTTAAAAATCGTTTTGATGATTTGGATAAAAACTATTTACAGCAAGCATCAGATAGAGTAAAATCTGAAACAGGTAAATCTAAAGAGCTTCTTAAAAAAGCTATTGAAGAAGGAGATGCTGATAAAATTGTTGACTTAAACCAGCAAATCGCTACCCTAGCTGTAGATGAAGCAAGAGTAAAAGCTGCAGAAGAACATATAAAATCTGAAAAGAAAAATAAACCTGCGGAAAATACTCAAGGCGCAACCACTTTGGATAATAAACCAGTGCCTGATCCAAAGGCAGAAGAATGGGCTGCAAAGAACTCTTGGTTTGGTTCTAATGAAGCCATGACTTATACTGCTTTTGCAATACATAAAAAACTTGTTGAGCAGGAAGGTTTTGATCCACACAGTGATACATATTACGCTGAAGTAGATAAAAGAATTCGTGAAGAGTTTCCTCATAAGTTTAATGAGGATAGTAAAACGGAAACCGGACAACAGAAACCCGCCCAAACTGTAGCGTCCGCGACTCGAAGTTCAAAAACTGGGCGCAAAACTGTGAGACTCACACCGTCTCAAGTGGCAATCGCTAAAAAATTGGGTGTGCCGTTAGAAGAATATGCTAAATACGTGAAGGAGGATAACTAACATGATAAAAACAACTAAATTGAACAAAACCTCTCACGCATCCACGTTGCGTACTACAAAGACACGGAAAACTACGTGGACTCCCCCAAGTCTCTTGGATGCACCTCCAGCCCCAAAAGGGTTTGTGCACCGTTGGATTCGAGTGGAGAATGCAGGTTTAGATGACAAGAAAAATCTTGCCTCTAAACTGAGAGAAGGATGGGAACTTGTCAAAGGCGATGAGTATCCAGACTTTGAGGCTCCAACCGTTGAAAACGGGAAACACGCAGGAGTTATTTCTGTAGGAGGATTATTGTTGGCGAGGATGCCTGAAGAACTTGCTGAAAGCAGACGAAACTACTTCAAGAGTAAAACTGAAGCTATGGATGAATCTGTTGATAGCAATATGATGAAGGATAATGCTCATCCAACAATGCGTATACAAAAGCCAGAGAGACAAACACGTGTCACTTTTGGCGGCCCAAAACCCGATAAAAAATAAAATTTTTAAAGGAATTTGAGCGCCGTTTATATATTTTATTAACCCCGTTAACTTGGTTAATTAACTTAGTTAACAAGGAGATATACTAAAATGGCAAACGTAGACGCCCCTTTTGGATTCGTTCCTGTTAAAATGCAAGGTGGAGCACCTTTTTCTGGTGGTCAAACCGAGTACATAATTGCTAGCGGTGCTTCTGGTAACATGTTTACTGGAGACCTTATTATGTTAGCAAATACAGGATCTGTTATAGTGGCAACCGCAGGAGTTACCAATATTATTGGTGTTTTCAATGGTTGTTTTTATACCGATTCAAATGGGAAACCACAATACGCGAAGTATTGGCCAAATGGTACATCTGCCTCTGATGCCGTCGCTTTCGTAGTCGATGACCCTAATGTTATTTTTGAAGCTCAAGAAGACGATAGTAGTCTAGCTTTAGCTGACATTGGACAAAACAACAATTTCATTGCAACTGCTGGTAGTACAACTACAGGTAGAAGCGGACATGAAATTGATGGATCCGACACAACTGACGGAGCCGCGAATCTCAGAATTGTTGCTAAATCAACTGATCCTAGCAACAGTGATGTAGACTCAGCAAATTGTAACTGGTATGTGAAGATTTACGAACACTTGAATTCTTCATCTGGCGGTAATACTCATCACGCATAGGAGGATAGATATAACACATGGCAATATCACGTTCACAACTAACAAAAGAGCTAGAACCTGGCTTAAATGCTTTGTTTGGCTTGGAATATGGTCGTTACGACCAAGAACATGCAGAAATATTTGACACAGAATCTTCAGATAGAGCTTTTGAAGAAGAAGTAATGTTATCAGGATTTGGTAACGCAGAATCTAAGGCAGAAGGTGCAGGCGTAAATTACGACACTGCGCAAGAATCTTGGACTGCTCGTTATAATCATGACACAATTGCTTTGGCTTTCGCAATCACTGAAGAAGCTGTTGAAGATAATTTGTATGATCGACTTTCCGCTCGCTACACAAAAGCACTAGCTAGATCTATGGCTCATGCTAAACAAATTAAGGGCGCTAATGTCCTTAATAATGGCTTTAGTTCATCTTACACAGGTGGAGATGGAAAAGCATTACTTACAACTGATCACCCTACCGTTGGTGGGGGCGATGTTCGTAATGAACTTTCCACAGCATCTGACCTTAATGAAACTTCGCTAGAACAATCTTTGATTGATATAGCAGCTTTCGTTGATGAAAGAGGATTAAAAGTCGCAGTTCAAGGTGTAAAATTAATTATACCAAAAGAATTGCAATTCACATCTGAGAGGCTTCTTGCTTCTCCGTTGAGAGTTGGTACAGCAGATAATGATGTTAATGCAGTAAAATCTATGGGAATGCTCCCAGAAGGTTATTCTGTAAATCATTATTTAACTGATACTGATGCTTGGTTTATTATAACCGATGCTCCAAATGGATTAAAACATTTCGTAAGAGCTCCAGTAAGAACCGCCATGGAAGGCGATTTTGATACTGGTAACATGAGATTTAAAGCTCGTGAAAGATACTCTTTCGGTTGGTCTGATCCAAGAGGAATCTTTGGTTCACCAGGCGCGTAATCTTTATAGTGAGAGGGCTTTATGTCCTCTCACTTAACTAGGGTTTATTAACATTATACCGACTGACCTAGCAGACAATCGTAGAAGCGACGGTATAAATTTAATCTACGGAGGATTAAAAAAATGGCGCT